AAAATTATAAAGGTTTGCCTTCACACGTTTAAACTTTTGAAGTCGTGAAGACACCAAGTTTACATACTTGGAATCAATTATATCCATGTGGATATTGTTACTTTGTTTGTATTATACTCGAAGTTGGTGGTGGAGTCAATGCACCTCTTAAAAATCTTTGACCAATCGGTGAGACTGTAAAACTGATAATGGTCAATGCACCTGCTATTGTCCACATCTTCTTCTCTATAACTCTTAAACGGTTATCTACAAGCATGATATCTCTCTCACATCCTTTCTTAATATCTGTTGCGTGTCTATCTAATTTCTGATCTACTTGTTCTATCTTCTCAAATAGAACTGCATCTATCCTATCTTGCTTATCTAATTTTTCATTATGAACTGCAAGAAGTTCTCCCATCTTCACAGAGTTTTCCTGCAAAGATTGAACAACTTTTTCTAATCTCTCTAATATCGCTGCATTAACATTCGTATTATCATCCATCACACCATCCAAGACTTACGTGCACCACGACCTAATGAAATATATTTTTTCTTCTTTTTCTTTTTACCTTTACGCACAGGAGGATCATCACCTGCCTCAGCAGAACCTGCAATACCCCCTCCACTCATCGACATGGTTGGAGCTTCTTCATTTAATCGTTGTTTACGAATAATGTCTATGATTTTATCGAGGTTCATAGTTCCTTTAGTTGTTGTAAACAGTATTCATCTGCTTCAATTTCATGCACTTTAGTTCTTGGATTTTCGTGCACACGATTTAAGAATATTAAAAAACTTTTAATCGCTGGCCAAAGTTCTTCATCCAAGTTATAGAATAACAAAGGGACAGTTGCTTCATTGAATACATTAAACAATATTATGAGGTGATTCAAAATAAGGTGAACCTTAAGTTCACCGTTATTCTGATATCTTTTAAGTAATCTTTTTACATATCTGATTCTTTTTAGATCAGACTCAAAGTCTTCTCTAGTAACAGATTGTGGATTATCATAGAATTTAATAGCGAAGAGTAAGTAATTACTCTCATTCAATTCAGTAAATCTCATAATATATCAATTCATGTTAACTATCTGGGAATTTTGCATCATCATCTGAATCACCAGTGATACCTCCAGTATCAGCAGATCCATCTGAGTCTTTACCTCTACCCATAGCGACTAGAGTTTCTGTCTTGACTCGGAATCTACCATGTGCATCATTATATGTTTGTATACCAACCCAACCAGCGTGAGCAGGACTATACTTTTTCTGTTCCGCAGTTTTTGATGATCCAGAATTTATTGTTTGTGCTTCCGTTGTGTCCACACCATAAATTTCACTTGGACCATAATTTTTATCACCTAATGATGATACTGGTTTTTGTGTAACTGTGTATGCGATACCAGTTATACCTGCTCCCCCATCTGGAATGAGGAATGCTGTTGTTGCTATACCGACTGAAGTGTTGCTCGCTCTTGAGATTATAACTGCTTCACCACATGTACCTGCGGCTCCCACTGTTAAAACACTACCAATCATAGCATCTGTGAAAGTGCTGTTCGTTCCTGTAACAACTCGTGTAGCCAAGTTTATTGCAACAGTCCCAGAACCAGCCAATTGAGATTCTGATTTGCCCCAAAGTGACATGTTTCTACTTGTTAATGTTTGCTAATGATATTTATACAGAGATAGATCTATCTTGCTTTGATTGCTGTCTCTACTTGAGCCAGTAATTTATCATCCATATCAGTCTTAGTCAGTTTGACTGCTTTCTTAAGAATGAGTAGACATAGATCAATAAGTTTTTCTCCCAATTCTGCATCATCGGGAATCTTGTCAATAGCATCTGATACAATCTTAGATGCGATTGGTAATAAAAAGGATAACATTGTTATGTTGTGAACTATATTATATAGTCACCTTTTCATATTTTTCATCTTTTCATACTGCTTTTTTTTCTTATCTAAGTCCATTACAGCCTTACCATATTTCTTTTTCACTACTTCAAGTGCAGAAGGACCTTTGTTTTTCTTCTGTGTCTTTTTCATTTCTTCACTTGGTGGATATGAAGTTCCGTCTTTCTTATCCTTAGATGGTTTTACTCGCCCTTCATCTCTTGCGATATCGTAACCCTCTTCATCTAAATTAAAGTTTTTTTTTAAAATCTTTTCAGATATACCAAGTATTTCCTTGTTAGATAAAGGATCATATGAATTCATCATAGGAGCTGGTTTTTTATCCTTCATCATAGGAACTGGTTTATCCTTAAGTTTGTCTGGTTTTATTTCAGCACCTGATGGATATGATGTTGGGTCATTCTTATCTCTTAATCCACCACCTGGATTTGATTCAGTTGGAATATTTGTAGATGGTTGATCTTTCATCCTATTTTTCATCCCAATTTCTCTTGTAGCCATAGTCATACCTTTTTCCATTATGGATTTACTGATATCACTCATCTTTTGATCAACACTCTCACATGCACCTTCTTTTTCTTCCTCTTCACCTGTAGATGGTGTTATTGATGTAGCCATCTTCTCAAACTTTTCTTTTGCTTTATCAGGATCAACCATAACCATTGGGTTTTTAATACCCATACCTGCTCTCAACTTATTCTTCATAAAGTTGACATATGCGTAGTTAGCACGATTATCTTTCTTCTCTACCTCTTCCTTAACACCGTATCCATTCTGGGGATCTGCCTCATCTACAGGAGCAACCTTAACTGCACCTGATTTGTAATTATCAACTTTTTTTGGATTTATTGGTTTACCACTTGCTTCAGTGCTTGTAGTTCCGTCAGCAAGGAACTCTTCTTTAGCCATCGCCTTACCAATTGCCTTACGACGATTCATCAAGTAAGAATCAGTCTTATTTACTTTACCATCGTTGTTTACATCCTTATCTTCCTTACCAACAGGATCTAACTTACTACCTTTTGATTTTTTACCGCCACCAAGTGCTTTAGCAGTTTGTTCACCCCTCTTCTTTTCACCCTCATATGGAGTTCCATATTCAGTCATCTCTACTTTAAGACCTTTTCCTCTTAATGCAGTGATCTTTTCACGATCTGCGTAACGCACATATGATTTTTCTGTCTTTGGATCTGTAACTCTTACTTTATACTTTCTTGATTTCTCCTCATGCAACTTTCTCTCATACTCAGTTACTAACTCATCTTCATGAGGAATAGTATTACCATCTTTATCTTTCTGATGATGTTCAAATACTTTTGTAAATACCTTTGAAAAACTCTCTACTGCCCAAGCATCTGAAGCACCAATATACTGTTCGGATACTCCACCTTTACCAAATAATTTTGCACGAACCTCTGCTCTATCTTTTTGATCCATAGATGTGTTAGACATATACTGAGAAAATGCTTGCTTAAGATCAATATCTTCTCTACGAGCACGATAACGAATATCATAAACTGCCTGACGGATTCTCTTAGCAGAGTTTTCTGCAGTGCCTCCCTTCTTTCCACCAGATTCCTGTCCACCTTTAGGTGCATCTACTACTGGTGCTGCCTTTTTTCTCGCAGGTAATCCTTCAGAAATATTAGTGCTCATTGTAATAATGTTGCTTAAGACCTTTTTCTATATTTATTTATGAAATCTAAACCGTAACTACTTCCACGAACCATAGTTTCTGCATATTTTCGATGTTTATCAGTGCCCACTAATCTATTTTCTGCAGGAACCCCACTAATATTGGTCAATTTATTGTAGTTATTGACTTCATTAATGTCCTTTATCCAAGATTTGAACATCATTTTGTTTTCTGTAACGCAAATTACATAACTTGTGCCTCTTCTTATAATTCTACCAACCATTCCAGTGTTTACATTCTCAACCATTTCACCCAACTTGTAGATAATATTATCAACGTAGTTCTCACGAAGAGTTTGTAAATCAAATTTAGGTGCCATCTCCCAGATACCCCACTCTTCATTGATTCCCATAGAAGATCTTACTGCAGTAAATATTTGTTTCTTAGTATCTTTACCCAAATCTTTAGGTAATCCCTTACTAAATGCTTTAAAATCATTTTCGGATGCTGCAAGTCTCATTCTAGATGCAGATAATCCCTCTACACCCTCAGCATCAGGATCACGTTCACCAGATGAAACAACATCTACCTTATCAAAATCATACAATTTACCATTATAATTATTTGCTAGTTTTGTAAATTCTTTTACTCTATCTGCTCCACCAACGATTCTAACATTAGCATAACCTTGATTATTAGCAGCGTTTAAAACATCAAATATTGTTCTAGCATTAGTATCATTTAAAATATTATCAGCATGTTGTGGAAACATCGCTTTCATAATATCCACTTTTGTATTAGGGTCTAGTGGATTTTTCTTTGGATCATTACTTCTTGAAGGAACGATTACGTAGTCATCTTTATCACCCTCTAAAGAACTAGCAGCAGTATTCATCAATTGAAGATGCCCTAGATGTGGTGGATTAAATCTACCGAATGCAACCGTAAGTGTTCCCTTATTCTTTTTATTTGGTTTAAATGGTGGTTCTTCCTGTTGTGCTTCAACTTCCTGTTGTGCTGGTTCTGAATATGTAGTTTTTGATAGGTTCTTCTCTTGCTCACTCTGTGGTGGATCTTGTTGACCTACTCTCTGTCTCTTATTATAAAACTTTAATCTACCCTTTTCTGTTTTTGCGGTAAACTCTCCAGTTGCTTTATCATACCATCCTCCATGACCATCACCAACCAAACCAAGTCTAGCTGCTTGTTGTGCTGCAGATTCGTTTATAAATTGTAAAAAAGATTTCATTAGTTTCGGGTCAGTTTTACCAATATCTTATCTTTATTATCGGTAAACTTCTTAAGAATAGATGCTCTTGTATGTCTATATTTATCATCTTTATCAGCACCTAGTGCATGATAGCAGAAAAACATAAAATTATCATAGATATTTCCACGAATAATTTTTTGTTTTTTAAATTCTACAATTAATGAATTAAGTAGATCGTCCATTATGCAACTAATTGATCAATATTCCTATCTATATCAATAGGAGAACTTGATGGTTTCTGTGTAACCTGCAATGCAGTTGTAAATCTGTAATTGTTAATTGGATAACTACCACCCCTCTTCAAACGAATTCGTAATCTTGTTGTTACATTCAATCTACTTATGGGTAAATTAGCAGGATTCGCTGCCATATAGAACAAACCATACCCACCTATTTGAATGTAATAAGTGTCCTTTGCAGCGTAATAATCCCAGATATTTTTTTTATCTACTGCTTTGAATCCATCTTTAAAATTATTATAATCTTCCCTAACCATTTCTTGTGTAAAATTAGATGTTTCTACAAACCCTTTATTCGGTGCACCTTTCTTCCCCCACTCAAGATTTGCAAACTCAGCAGCACCAACTGTTGAAAGTAATCTTCTCATTTCCTCCGCCTCTGGTGTATCTGCACCACCTAGAGTCCACGCTCCATCAATATAATTCAATGTTCCTTGACCAAAATCTGTTCTTAAATCTAATTTTACCTCTAACTTATATGGTTGACCTTCATATATGAAAGTCGCATCGGGTAGATTTGGATTAGCACCTGCAGGTTTTGATCCACGAGGAGTTATTCCCCTAGATCTTAATTTATTAAAGATTGATCTCTCATAAAGAAATCCTCTTTGTCCTGCCATTCTTTTTGACTATTTATCTCTTGCTTCTACTTTTTGCTTCCTATATTGCAATTCAATACCTTTTAGTGATAGTAAAACCACTTTTGATTCAGTCATTTTTTTGTGGTAGAAGATGATTGGTTCGTCTAAACCTGTGTCGCCACTCATAGCTTTACCTCCATCTAATGATTTATGCATTTAAGGTTCTCTTTATTATCTGTCGTCTGCTGCTCTATTCTCTGAATGATATACGTCAAAGTCTCCACCAGGATACCTTTTCTTCAATTTTTCTACATTTCCTGCGACCACATCTTCGATTGAAACATCAAGTGCAGCACATGCTTGCATCACATACCACATAACGTCACCCAACTCAATAATAAGATGCTCTCGATTGTCGTCGTTGTAAGGCTTACCTTGGAAAACCATCTTCTTAACAATCTCCATAAATTCACCACCTTCAGCACTAATCCCAACAGCAGCAGTAAGAAGCCGCTCAATATTGGCACCCTTTCCATTAAGGGAACTAATGCTTTCAACAAAACATTGATAATCTTTACTGGGATGGGATGTGACACCATCCACGAATATAGCATACTTAGAAAAGTCAATTTTTTTAGTCATTAGAAATTAAATTCAGCGAATGATTTTTTTGGAACCTTATCTTCATTATTATACTCTTCTTCTTTACCACTGTCAAGAATATCTTCTTGTGCTTTCTGCTCACAATCATATAGTCTCATCTTTGCACGATCAATACCTATTACAAAACGTTTGTAGATGGTTGGATCATTATATCTATTTTTTAATTGTTTAACCATGATTTGGTTTAACCCTTCGAGTTCTTCGGTTGAGATGAGGGCAAACATAAGATCAGCAGTAGCAGGAAGACCAAAGGATTCAGAGGTATCGGTGAGATCAACATCAGAAGAAGCAAACCCGCTACGAGTCGTCTGTGTTGCACTAAGTATCGGAACATTCGCTTCAACAGCGAGACCACGAAGTTCTTCCGCAATCGCTTTGATGTATGAATAGGAGTTGACGTTGCTCCCTGCTCGGTATCTTGATGAGGCACAAATATTTAAGTAATCTATGAATATTATATCAGGTTTGAAAGATTTTTTCAACGATAGTTCATTAAGCAATGCTTTAAAGTGACCACTATGTGCTGATGCTGTAGGATATTCTTTAATAATTAAAGTTCCTTGTGTCTTCTTAGATAAAGAAACTACCTTATTTTCAAACATTGGTCTAGGTAGTTCTGTAATATCCTGTATGGGAACGTTTAAAAGATTAGCATCAATTCTTTCAGCAATTTTCTCCTCAGCCATCTCAAGCGTGATGTATAATACGTTCTTGCCTTGGAGTAACACACTGCTTGCGACATGACACATAAACAAAGACTTACCAACACCAGTGCCAGCGAGAGCAATATTGAGTGTTTTATTTGGAATCCCACCCTTTGTAATCTTGTTGAAAAATTCGAGGTCAAATTCGATCTTATCTTCTTTTTTGTGATATAACTCATATCTTTCTTCGTAATCTTCTAAGTAATCGTGTCCTACATGATTATCGAAAGAAACAGCCAAAGCGTCAGAGAGAATAGTAGGAATAGCATCCCTTCCTTTAGCGTCATCTTGTCCATCTGCTAACGCAATAGATTCCATTAATGCTAAGTATATAGCACGATCACGACACCACTTCTCAGTAGTATCC